TGGTCCTATTGTCGTGAAGGTATACGGTTCTTCTGAGGAACATCTTTATGGGTCACTAGGGACGAAAAAGCACCGCAGAGCGGGAGAAAGTAGTCCCAACCGCAGATAGTGATTGCCGCGAGGGCAACCTGGTTACTAGATGCAAACGGTTGGGGAATGGTTCTTTATTACAAGAATTTCAAAAGAAGAGTTGGAAGCGGAATGTGAGTTTAGAGTGCAGACATTCAACACGCACTCAGGCCCGCGTGAGAACGCGGGCAGGGAATTGTTGCTTTATTTCAAGAATTTCAAAAGAAGATAGAGGGGGACGGAATGTATTTATAAGGCGCAAACATTCAATGAGCGCAGGGTTGCCTGGCCGGATGAGAGACAGATCGGGAGAGGCAACTGGGATGTACTTATAACGCGCAAACATCGAATATGCGCGTCGGCGCCTGGATGTTAAGTCCAGGCGCGGATGTTGTAGCACTTGCCAGAGTAGCCCTCAGGAGGGGGCACTTCAGAGCAGGCGACATGGATGGAGGGAGTAAAAAGGTCTAGAGGCCGGATATCGCCAAAAGAGTGCCCATTGTACCAGCCGTCAGGAAACAGACCATACAACACGCGGGAAGCAGCACGCATGTCATGGATCTTGGCTTGCTGGTCAGCAACCGGGCACAAAGTGAAGCACACCTCCGTGAGCTGGTCAACAGGGGAGTTACCGGAGGGCGCAAAGAATGCCTGAACGTCGAAAACTTCGCCGGAGAAGGTGCCACGGCGGACAGGGAAGCCACTTTCCTCGCAGGCAGCAAGGAGTTGGGCGAGGGTGCCGGAACGACCTTGAATGTCGGCACTAGGAGAACCGAGACGAGTACCAGGGAAAGCGGAAGCTATCTCGGAGTCTACAATGCCGGATTGGGTGACCGGGACTATGGCCCATAAGTGTGTTTGGTCATCATGTCCAGTTACGGCCGGATAGAAAAATTGGGGACGATAAACGTTGCCGCGGGCAAAGCGGCCAAAAGTGGCTGCCCTAAGGGTCAAATCATCCGAGAGCTGCTGAAGGGACAAGACCATCGCCTCAGATGCGAGGTGACGCGCAAGGTAAGCGCTAGAAGCGGTACGGCCAGACAAAGGGGGGGTCGTGAACTGGGTGGAGCACAAACGAACGGTAGAGACCCAAACGGGAGCATTGTCGGAACCCCCGGTGCGCACGCAAACATAATCGGGGGTGAACCCTCGAGATTGACAGTAATTGTTGAGGATGGAGGTGAAGTGGGACACGGAACGCGCTGGAGTTTCGACACTGAGAAACCTAGAAAGGGGAATCTCGGCGGTGGTCTCGGTGCCTAAGTCTGTGGTGGCTAGGGGAACAGGGATGTCGGACGAAAGAGGCACGATCTCGACGGCGGATGGTTGGCGCAGAACGAAAGTAGCGGAAGAGTACGACGAGCCACGGAGCTGAGAGGCCTTAGTAGCAAGGCCGGCGGCGGCAGCGACAGGAGCAGCATATGAGCCAAGGTACGGGGCGATGGCTGTGCCAATCTGGCCGCCCTTGGCAAGGACTGTGGACGCAGTGCGGCCAATGCGCTTAAGCGTGTCCATGAAGGAGGAAGCCGCAAAAGCGCCAGCTTGGCCGTTGAAGGAAAGCGTGTGCAGACGGAGGACAGTGCTCATGACTGCGAGGTCGCAGGGCAGGTCGGGGGTTGGAGTCAACATGCTAGAAGTCTGAGCGGCGGGATCAACAACAACCTCGGTGTTGGTGCGACAAGTAATGCCGAGGCGGAAGCCAGAGATGACACCGGACAAAACGTTGACGAGGTAACTAGAGTCAGCGCTAACGTCTAAGAAGCGGATGTGCACACAAGGTACACCAAGGGTGGTGTTGGTGGCAAGGAAGCAGCCAGCAACAGGGGCTGTAATGACCAAACGCATATTGGAGATCAAAGCACCACGGTACTGGGCGGGGATAGAGGCGCCACGCGTGTTGAAAAACATGGGTACCGTGGAATAAGAAGCGGCGGGGATGGGGACGGCCCAAGAGACTGTGGCTGTTATGCCACCGCCCAAATCTAGATCAACGTAAAGGGTTAAGATGCCGAAGTTTACGCCAGACGAACGGAAGTCAAAAGACATAGCCGACCGGAACTCAAAATCCATAAAAAGCAAATGCCTAAGATAGTCAGTGTTATTCTTAAGCTGCCAAAGAGTGGAGGTACCGGCGATGAGAGGGGCGTTACCACCCGGAACAAAGAGGCTGGCAAAGGCGGGATCGTAGCCAGCGCCATTAGCTGAGCCAGCATCAAAGCCAGTACAATTGAAGGTATGGCAAACCGTGGGTTCAGGGTAAGTCGGACAATTCTGCGTGGTCGCAGATGTGAGATTGCCAGAATTGGGAACACTAACTATGTTAATGTTCTGGACGTCGTTTGGAGAGCGCCGATGAACAACAACGTCGTCCTCAGTGTAGGTGAAGGCAACAACTGAATGTGTCTCGGGGCCAATCGTTTCGAGCGGACAGATACGATCTATAGCCAAAGGGGCAACCTTGCCAGCCCTAAGGGACAGAGGGCCGGTCTTAACAACGGTCGTTTCGGAGATAACTTGAGCCGTAACGGCAACGTTGGTGCCAGTAATAGCGGCAGGAACACAAACGTCGAGCTTAGTGCCCAGCGTGATTAAATCGGTGCCTATCTGCTCAGGGTCGCGGTCGGGAGTTATGTAAGCCAGCACAGAGAAAGTACCAGCAGCCTCATTGACGGCGGCGACGACGACGCCCTTGTAGGAGGCGTTGGTGACGGAGACGACCACAACAGTGTTACCGGTTGTAAAGCCGCCGGTGCCACTGGTGGGAATGGGCACAACGGCGCTTATGGAACTACTGATAACCAAGGATCGGCCACGTTGACCGGAACGCTTGGGCAACAGATCGGTGCCCATGATAAAAGCCATAATGCGGTCAGCCGCCTCCTTATAAGTGGAACAAGGGATTCGAATGCCAAGCATTTGGCCTAGCTCACTGTAGGGGCTGAGAAGCTGCTGCATAGACGAAGCGCCAAAATTAGCCGCGACGAAACCGCCCTTGGCGGGGGTACGCTCAAGAGCGTGGAGCCGGTTCAGGATCTCAGTAAGACGCCTACTGTTCGCCGCGCTAACATCGGGGTTAGATTCTTGAATGCCCTGAGCGGATTGCAGCGCCAAGGAAACGGTGGGGATATTACGAGCGGCACGAGGGGGCCGAGGAGCGCGAGGTTGACGGGGGGCGGCAGATTCAGCACGAGGCTGACGAGAGCGCTGGGAAACACGATCGGAATTGACGGGGCCTACACGCTCAGTGGCGGGTTTAGACGCCCCTGGGGAAACCTGACTGGACGCAAAAACCGCGTCACAACCAGAGAGGTCAACCGAAAAAGCCGGATGGCGAATGACGTACTGAGGGTTAGCGCAGCTGGTCAGAAGCAAAGACGGGGGGGCTGCATGAAAGGAGCGATGGTCAAAGGCGCCATAGACGTGGCCAGGATTGCCATCGACTATTTGGATGGACGAGCCGGTATTGCGGATGGTGGACTCAGGGTTATCGTGAACGAGCTGCAAGGTACGAGCAGTAGGGAACGAAATGGCAGTGCGGAGCGCACCGTCGAGGTCAAAGATGGAGTAATGGGAGGCAAGAAGAGCCTCGGCGGCGGCAAAGGCACAGACTTGAGCAAGACGAATTGATGATTTGGCCATGATATGAAAGACTAAGAACAAGTCTTTTACGCTGGTGATGTGGGGGGGGAGAAGGTCGTGGAAACGCGAAGTTGGGCGGTCGACGGACGGGTAAGGGGAGTTCAAAACAACAGACCCATATTCAGGGTTGTTGCGAAGACGAAGGTAATCATAAAACCCTTCGTAGGTGAGCAAGCCATATTTCAAGCAACAGCGGTTGCAATTATTGATGCCAGGTGGGTGCACGATGGAGTCGCCAAAGGGCATACGGAAGGCTTCAGATAGGTTGCGGCCGTTGTGCGCAAACACCGCGCTAGGAATGGAATCCAGGGGCGTTAACTGAGAGCAGGAGGAACAATGAGCTGCATAGGTAGAGTAAGCATAGCACGAATCAAGGGTGTTGAATGCAGCGAGGCGGGCGAGAAACGAGGTGTAAGGCTGCGGAGCAGAGTCAAGCGGATCGAGGACGCTAATCAGCGCCGGCGGCGGTGAGCCTGATGCATGAGCAGGACAATCGTGAGGGAAAGCAAAATCGTTGCACGAGGGGAGAGGTCGAGAAAGACGATCAAAGGCACCGTCAACGGGTTCGGAGGGGCGGGGAGGCGGGGCAGAGCCTGCACGAGCACGCGCAGAATGAGAGAGTAAATTAGCATGAGACATATCGAAAAGAGCAAGGTGATCCGGGAAGAAGGTGGAGGCTGGAGGGGTACGGGGAGAAACTTTTAGGTAGAGAATTGTTTCAAAATTAAACCCCCTCGGCTAAGCCGAGGGGGAGCCGTACGGCTAATAGACGTCACGATGAATAAAAACCACTCTTTGCTTACAAAGCATAGAGAGTAGCTTATCGTCGGGGGTGTTGACGATACGGAGCAAGAAGTCGATCGCAAGATAACAGGGGTGGCCAGTACCCGGGGTCCAGGTCTCGTGAGCACCAATCAGATCAGCCATATGCGCCGGATCGCGATAGCGGGAGCAAAGGGCGTTTAAGGACTGGCGAAGTTCACCCATACAGATGAGCGTGGGTTCAAGGGGTTTGGACATAACCTTGGCCAACAAGCGAATGGGTTGAAAAACAGCAGAGCGACGCGTAATGATGTGGTGGCAGAACTCAACGGCCTCATCTTCGCGCGAAACAGTCATACTAGAGTAGAATTTGGTTGTATAAACACGGGACTCAAGGTATTTACCGTCGGGCAAAGAGAAGAATATGTCGTCTCCGGCCGAGACAATCACGATTTGGTCACACCAATCCAAGAAATCAGAGAAGACTTCATTAAGAATCCACAAGAGGTTGAAGGTCGTCCAAAGACAGTTGATCAAGAACGTCCACGGCAAGCCTGAGGCTAACTGGCCGAGGACGATACCGCGAAGACTGCCGGACCTGTTGCGGAAAAACCAGCGAACCATGCCATGTGCAACGATGGATATGACCCAGACGGGAAAGTGGCCGGAGCAAAACATAGTGAGCCAGGAAACCACAAAGAAAAAGAACTCATGAAAAAGGCGCATATGGGAAGCGTCACATTGCTTAAGATCACCGCCATAAAGGTTAGAGTAATTCACAATGTGGGCGATAAGGTCATGAGCCTTGTCAAGAGACACACCGGAGCCAAGAAATAATATTCGCTTGCCGAGCACCTTCTGGAGGAGAGCAGTGACGGTGCGGAAGGTTGGTCCCTGAACATTCATGGGGGCTGGAGGCTCAACCTGCACGGGCTGGCCGGGTTTGCACTTATGAAGGTTGTCGAAAACGTCAGAAGAGGGATTCTTCGATTGCACCTTGTTGAAGTGAGTGTAAACGTTGTCAGTCGCATTGAGATCATTGACCGCAGGAGGGCGATAGAGCAACCCCTTACTAAGTTGGTCATGGGTGAAGTGGACGACATTCTCAGCGTAAACTTCATCAATGGAGGTGCATGAAGGCTCGTGGCAAAGCCGGATGAAAATGTCGAAGATACCCTTAATCTGAAGTGAATCAGAGGCCTCGACTTGGGCACGGGTGTCAGGGGAGAGACTCTCGAGATGTTTGTCATAGTTCATAATGCCATAACGGCCGAGCATAGTGAGAAGCTGGGCGGGGAAGTCGTTAAGCTGTATGATGCTGGTGGAGCCGGCAGGGCTCAGGGTGTGGGCCCAAGATTCGTCCTGCCATCTCTGGATAAGAGTATACATGGAGGGGTGGATCTTAATGAGCCCAGCTGGGCCAACATACTCCTCAAGGAGTTTACGAATGGCCGAATTCCCAGAACCAAAATCTTGACCGTGATGAACCGTACCGCCAACATTCGGGGATACGGTGAAATGCTCAGCGAGAAGGGTGCAAGCCGCAACTTGATGGTGCGGGTGAAATTGGCCTGTACTAAGGGAAGGGACGGCGGCGCCGGCGGACGTGGAAAAATACTTCACGTCATCGCCCATAGTGAGGGCACCCACAAAAGCAGTGGGAGGGCCGACAATGTGCAATGAAGGGTCGGCAATGCCCGACGAAAGAAAGGCCGCACCAGACGCATATGAGCTAGAGTGTTCATCGCCAACGCTGAGGCGACAACCAGTGGATAGGTAATGTTTAATCGCCTGCGGGATGTCGTCAAAGACCGGGGCGCCCGGGAAAGGGGTGGCAACCACCGGTTGATTCTTACTGCGACGGAGAGAGATGCGCTTGGCGTGCTTAACGGAATCAATGTTATAGGCAAAGTAACCGGCGGGAAACGCAAAGTCACTCTCCGAACCGAGCATAATCTCATCACCAGGCTCGGACAACCAGCGGGCTACAGCTTTGCGCATAGAGGCCTTTTGATTAGCGCAAACGGCTGGTTGTTCCCACCAGCGCCCAGGCGGCCAGCCAACCTCGTCCCTGATGTAGTCATCAGCATCCAAAATCGTGCGCCCTAGAAAAGACGGATTGTTGGTGCAAAACCACGTCTTCCCGGCCCCGGAAGGAAAGGCGAGATAAGCCCGACGGGGCGAGAGGGGGTTGGAGTCCAGGAGTTTATACTGGAAATTATTGCGCGGGGTGATCTTGACAGGTTTGGCTGATAGGTAACCAGTGAGAGTGGACGATGAGAGCGTACTGATCAGGCCAAGAACGGGCTTACCCTGGGGCGTGGCGTTACACTGAATGTAAGGAGGGGCCACAAAATCAACAGCGTTATACATGTCGAAGTCAGTGGGATTAAGAGTGTCAAGAACGGTATCGCGGGCCGGCGTATAGATAACCACAGAATTGCTGCCTCTACTGAGAGCGACGTACGCATGGGCGCTATATATTTGGCCAGCGTAGGTCTGAGGACTAGGAAGAGGCACCAGGGAGCTATCCTGAATAAGGAACACATGCGCTCTGAGATAAGTGCAACCACCGGCTTCGGCGGCAGTCTTAATCTGTTTAGAGAGAGATGAATTGCCGCCAATGAGTTTGTTATGTGCAAGTTCATCGCGGGCCGCCTTGGTAAGGGTAATGTATGTATCCCTGGGATCAAAGGCGACCACGCTAGAGCGGTTGGAGACCATTTCACCCATATGATTGATGTAGGAATGGACCGAGACCACCTGGTCAAGCTTGAGTCCAAAGACCGTGGTGCCGAGCATCTCAGACAAGAGGCGCGCCATACGAGGGCCGAAGCGACGTGAGTACGGCGAATACTCACGGGAGCCGGCAAAAATGTTATCGGGGGCACAAACGGCTGATGACGCTAGAACAAGTCGTTTAAAATCGGCGTTAGACATAGTGGCCGGTTGGTCGCGCAAAGACCAAGTGATCTGATACGGGTCACCAAGTACTATAAGATGAAGGTCAAGGTCGAGGGCACGGCACGCAAAATACCAAAAAAGGGGGCCAAGGCCATGGGACTCGTCGCAAATAAGGTAACGTATGGCGTTACGATTGAGAGCCGTTTTCGGTTGAGTGGGATCAATATATAGGAAATCATTTGCATAAAGGTCATAAGTGGCGCGCTCATAGGTTTCAGCGCGAGGGAAGCGGGCGCCGACTTGATTAACAACGTCGGTATAAGGCGAGATGAAGTAAGATTCAGGGGCGATATTCTGGAGCAAAGTGGTCTTACCGCAGCCAGCGACGCCGACGATGGTGGTTATTTTCCCGCGGTCACTGAGAGTGTAGAGTGGGTTCTCGTCGGGGAAGTTATACTTGTAGTCGACGGGCTGGTTGCGGTGAATACGGAGACGCTTGAACATGGAGTCCTGTATGTCCTTATCCTTAAGGATAGAGAGGTCAACCATGGGCTTGGGAGCTTCTTGATGGAACCACTGAGACAGGTTAACGCCGGCCGGAACGGGAAAATGCTCACCGAGCCGGGTGGGCGAAAGGCCTATAGCACAACGAGATCTATTTTCAATTATAAAAGTGTCGCGAATGGCATTAGTGGGGGACAAGTAGCCAAGATCGGCGCAAGTATCAAAAGCAGACTTACGAAGAGGGGTGGTGGTTTGGCTAACAAAGTCTGTGGAGTAAAACGATTCATAGACCTGTCTGGTATTGAAAGAGTAAGTGGCGGGGTTGCCGCTCACATGCATATCAATGGGGAGGCCCAATTTGTGCAGAGATGAGTACTCAAGCCAGAGAAAACAACCTGAAGTGTCACGGGCCCCAACGCTATGAAAAGCGGTCTGGCGGTACTCCAGGTTGGAGGACCCAAACATGGCATGTAGGTAATTGTCCTTACCACAATGGGTATCGGAGTGGACAGTCACATGCGAAAGGAGCTCCGGATAGGTGACCTTGCGAGAAAAGGCGATAGAGTTGGCGTGCAAAGGGCCATAGAGTTGAGGATTCTGGAGCGAAGCGCAAGCGTCATCATAAACGGCGTAGGAAGGGTCAACAGCATCCTCGACATCAAGGTCGAGGGTATATTCTATCTCGAAGTTATAATTGCGAGCGCCGTTACTCCACGCAAAGTAAGTGTAACGATAGAGATTGTGGTGGATAGGCGTCCGGACGGGGGCGGTGCGAACGCCTGCGGGCGCGACGACTATATCGATATTGGTCACGAGGATATCTGCCGGTATGCGACGAAATAAAGGCAAGGGATGAGGATTAGTGCTAACACAGAACTCCGCAAATTTGTCGTAATGGGGTTGCAAACGGGCTGGAAAACCGACCGCGGAGTTAATATTGCGGATGTAATGGACCGGGGCCGGTGCGGCTGAAAGCGTGGGGTAGATATCGGGGAGGTGGGTAACGAGCGTGGGGATGCCAAGAAGGCGGAGCTGGGTCGCCACGGAGTCCATAGTTTGGAAGGACCCGGGGTCGTTGAGCCAGATGCCTGAAGGGACGGGGAACCCCTCGCTTAGGCGGGCTTTAATACTAGCCAAAAGACGCGTGGGCCCACGGTCGCCACAACCGGTCTCAATATAAGTGATACCGGCACTGGCGCTAAGCATGGCCTCAACGCCAATGGCGTTCTTAAAACCGGACTTCACATTATCCATGGAGGGGGGCACGAAAGCGTTGCCCGTACAGGTAAGGCCGGTGCCAATAGGAGGCAACGGACCAGCTGTGAGGACGGCCACAAGATTTTGCGCGTGGGCGAGCATGCCGGCATTCGGACTTATGGGGACGCCGACAATATTGGAGACTATGCTGAGGGCGTTGTGGGCACTTTGAGACACCTCTTCTAAGACGTTGTATGTGGGCATGACGTGAAGTTTATTGGCAAATTCCATAACGACAACTTGTGTAGAAATCGGGGTGCCGGTATGTGTGCTGCGCCAAGGGCAGAGGGCGGCAACCATAATGGTGGGGTCAATGGCGGATATGGTGCAGCAGGGCATGTTAGCCCGCCAGGACGCGACAAATGAGTTAGCGTCGACTGAACGTGCTGTAGGTATATCCGGAAAAGGGGTATTACAAATCTTAGTAAGGGTAAGAGAAAGGCAACCGTCCAAGCTTGAATAAAGCGGCAAGAAACGCGAGCGGACCGTGAACTTGTCGTTGACACCAGGAAGGCGGATGCGAGAATGGGCCCGACGCTTATTAAAAAGAATGGACGCGTCATTGTGCGAAAGAAACGCGCTAAACATATTAGAGAAGGCCGCAAACCAACTATCGAGTCCAGTGCTATGGTTAGAGATTAGACTGGATTGAACACCAACAGCTGTGAAGACCGCGTTGGTGAGGTCGGCGGCCGCTGAATCGGTGTAAGATAATGGGGAGGACTCGCTCTCGGCTTTGGTAATGGTGCTTATATACGTGCTGAGAGCGGCTAGGTTATTAGCAATCTTAAGTATGTCGTTGTGGGCAGTGGCTTCAGTAACGGTGGCCATGATCTTGGTGAACAAGCGCTGGTTGACAATGGCGGGGTACAGAGTGTTGCTAGTCCTGGAGATGGCGGGGTAAACAGCAAAGCCGTCCTCGGTTGAGTCGACTGGTTCGCTTGTCAAAGTGCCACTAGGGGCATACTGGAAAACGGTGTACTTATAAGGGCCAATGTGGGACACATCTTCTCGAATCAAGGCCCCGTCGGAGGGACTCTGAGTGTGGATGAATTGGGCGTGGGCCCACAAATTCCAAAAGAGAGTGTTCTCGACGTAAGAGTTAAAGGTAGAGCGATTGCAGCCGACGCGGAAAGTGACAGTGCCATCACGGCTGCCGGTTAGAGAGTAACCGTGAGCGTCATGGAAGAAGGTGACGCCACACCTACTGGAATTGGCGGTGGAGACGATATTACGATCGAAAATGTAATCCTCTGGTATCACGGCCAGTATCTCAGGGGGGGCTGGGATGAGCATATGGAGCCTAGGGGCGAAAGTCTCGCCAAGGATAAAGTTAAAAGCAATACAATCCTGGAAGTAACGCATGACCGTCTTAGGGTCCTGGGACACAATGGCATTGACGCTAACTAACGCAGTGACGGGTGAAAAGGACGTAGCGCAAGCAAGGGCGCGTTGGTCCTCAAGGAGGGAGTAGATCTTAGACTCTAGAACAAAGAAGGTAGCGACACGGGAAGGTAGAGTCTGGGTGAAACCAGTCTGGAAGCACATGTTGGCCTTCATAGTGAAACTGTTGTCCGTGAGGTCCATGCGCAAATAGTCCTTGGGCTGACTGCCGGCTGGCAGGACTGCAATGATGATGCGATTGAAAGTAGGGCACCCAGCAAGGGACTGGGAAGCAAGAACAATCTGGTAGGTGCGGAGGCAGGGCCCAAAAATAATGCAAGTGCCTCCGGAACTAGCGTTCCAGATGGTCTTGGTCGTTGAGAGGGTTTTAGAAAGAATCTCCTCATTGTGATTCTGAACTGCACGGGCAAGACAATGATGTCCGTGGGTAATTGTGGCAGCGGCCGGGAATCCAAGCGCTTTCAACTTGGGTGCACAGACCGGGCACAACTTTTGAGAGTTCATGACGTGAGGGGGGGGGGAATGGGGTTAAACTATTAAATAGCGGGTTAAAGCAAGAAGTGGGTTAGACTGCTTGCCGGGTTAGAAATATAGGGTGG